CTGGAACACAGCACGGACAGTTGTTGGCCGCACAAGGTTATGGTATGTCTAAGATGAACGACCCTAGATTTAAGGGGCGAATGCTTATAGAGGTAAGTGTTACAATTCCAAAAAATCTAAATGATCTTCAGAAAGAAATGTTGAAAAAACATTTTAATTAAATATCAGTATGAACATAGTTAAATTCCCAGACCCAATTTTACGAGAAAAAATTCCAGACTTTGATTTTTCAAATCCCGCCATCGATCCTATTCAGCTAGAAGAAGATTTAATTAAAGCCATGTTAGACAGAGATGGTATCGGTTTAGCCGCAAACCAAGTAGGCATCCGTGCAAGAGTATTTGTGATGGGGTGGAGGGGTAACCCAGAAACTGCTGAAGCATTTTTTAATCCTATGGTAGCGGCCACTGTCGATGAATTAGAAGATCTGGAGGAAGGATGTTTGAGTTTCCCCGGAATATTTGTTAATATTAAACGTCCTAAGAAAATACTTGCACGTTGGCAAAACTCAAAAGGTGAATGGCAACAGAGCGAGCTTGATGGTTATAATTGTAAATGTTTTTTACACGAGCTCGATCATTTAGAAGGCATTGTCTTTCAAGATAGAGTCAGTACCCTTAAATGGGCAATGGCGGTTAAGAAATCCAAAACAAACAAAAGGAAGTTTAAATAATGTTGGAACCAAATAAAGATTTAGAAAAAATCTTCGAAAATGCTGTTCAGTTGGCCAGCACAAATGAACACGAATATATTACCTTGGAGCATTTTCTTTACAGTTTAATATCCAACGATTCATTCTCACAAATACTTACATCTTTTGGTACTAACGTATCAGATCTTAAGCAGGATCTCGAAGATTATATCAACAATGAATTAAAAGAGATTGTTAACCCAGATATTGAAAAACCTAAAAAGACCAACAGCGTAGATCGCATGCTTAACCGTGCATTTACTCATGTACTGTTTAGCGGTCGGCAGATCATCGAACCAGTTGATTGTTTTATTAGCCTGTTTGCTGAAAAGAAAAGCCACGCAAACTTTTTTATTAACAAAGCCAACATTGATAAAGACCAGTTCCTAGCATATATTAAAAAAGAGCTGGCTCGAGAAGAAGAAGAGGTGGTGGCTGATGGTGCTAACCCGCAACTAGAGCGTATGATCGTACAATTTTGTACTAATCTTACAGCTAAAGCTAAAGCTAAAAAAATTGATCCAGTTATCGGACGCGACAAGGAAATTGAAGAGATTGAACTTATCCTTGCTCGCCGCACCAAAGCTAACGCAATTTTAATCGGTGATCCAGGTGTGGGCAAGACTGCGATTGCAGAAGGACTGGCTCGTAAAATTATCGAAGGCAGTGTTCCTAATTTTATCAAAGAACACAGTGTTTATAGTTTGGATATTAGCGCATTGTTAGCAGGCAGTAAATATCGAGGCGATTTTGAAGAACGCTTAAAAACAGTAATTGGTGCCATTGAAAAGAAAGGCAAGTGTATCTTATTCATCGACGAAGCGCATATGATGAATGGTGCAGGAGCGGCCAATGGTGGTAGTAACGATATGGCTAATATGCTAAAGTCGGCATTGGGCAAAGGAACTATTAAAGTTATTGCCAGTACAACCTGGGAAGAATATCGCAAACACTTTGAAAAGGATCGTGCTCTAATGCGCAGATTCCAACGTGTGGTAATTGATGAGCCAGATGAGGCAACCGCAGTTAAGATCCTTAAAGGTCTTAAGAAGTATTACGAACGTCATCACAAGGTTAAAATTACTAACCAGGCAGTCGTTGACAGTGTAAAATATTCTGTCAAATATATGACCGATAAGAAGTTGCCCGATAAAGCAATCGATCTGCTCGATCGTGCCAGTGCTCGATTTAAAGTCCGAGACGAAGAAGGCGGTGTTGTTGATCACGACGAAATTGTTTTTGAAGTTGCTAAAATTGCCAATCTTCCATTAGAGCAGATCAGCAATAAAGAAACTGTCAATCTTGAAAATCTAGAAAAGAACATGCAGTCTAAAATTTATGGTCAAGAAAAAGCCATAGATAGTTTGCTTGATAAAATTTATATTTCTCAGGCAGGACTAAAATCCCTTAACAAACCTGTAGGGAGTTTCTTGTTTGTTGGCCCAACTGGTGTAGGTAAAACAGAAGCCGCTAAACAATTGGCCATTAATCTAGGTGTTAAGTTGATTCGATTCGATATGAGCGAATACCAAGAAAAACACAGTGTGGCTAAATTTATTGGGGCTCCTCCAGGTTATGTGGGATTTGATGACAATGCAGGTCAACTTATCACCAGCTTACAAGAAAATCCCAACTGTATCTTATTGCTTGATGAGGTAGAAAAAGCCCATCCAGATGTGCTAACAGTTATGTTGCAGATCATGGATAATGGTTTCATTACTGGCAGTAACGGCAAAAAAGCAGATGCTCGTCAGGCCATTGTTATCATGACATCAAACTTAGGTGCGGCTGATGCTGAAAAAAATGCTGTAGGTTTCGGTAGTCTAGAACGAGACAGCGATCCTAAAGATGCTGTTAATAAATTCTTTGCTCCAGAATTCCGCAATCGTCTAGACGGTGTTATCCGCTTTGGTAAGTTGGACAAACATACAATGGTTAAGATTGTTAAGAAGTTTATCGATGATCTCAATAGCCTGGTCAAAGATAAAAACATTCATATCAAACCTACGGCAATGGCCTTGTCCTATTTGGTTGATAGAGGATTTGATAGCAAGATGGGAGCTCGTCCATTACAACGTGTAATTGATGAAAAAATTAAGAAACCATTAAGTCGTGAAATTTTATTCGGCAAGCTAGCCAATGGTGGTGTGGTAGAACTTGACGTTGAGGGCACTTCTCTTAAATTAAATGTAGTAGATATTTTACCTGTAAAGAAAGTTCAAAATGAAACGGACTCCGAAGAAACACCAAGTATCTAAATTATTCTACAACAAATGGCCTGTTAAATTATCTCTTTATCAGCCAGGTTGTACTATGGTTAGACATTATGGAATGACCATGGCCCTCCACTATGCACGTAACAAAGGCGGGGGCCTTGGTAAATCAGCTAGAGGAAGATATAATTGGGAAGAACTATTAGATTTTTTGCTGGTTCTAAAAAATTTCATGGATCAAGATGTACAGCTTCGTTACGAGGGCAATAAAGTCAGCATTTTTTGCCGAGACAAGGCCTTGCAACAGTCACTAGAAACTGAATTAAGCCAATGGCTATGTGCTGTTTACGAACCCGCCAATGATACCGAGTTTGAATTTTTAACCAATCAAACTGCTAAAAAAGTAGTAAGAGATGCATTGCCCTATGATTTGTATAAATTTAAAGTCAACCTTCGAGCCAGCACAGATATTGGTACTAGAATTAAATTTAATTCCTGGATTAAAAATTACGGCGATAAAATAAAAGTTGCTACCCATACCGAACAATGGTTCAAGAATGGCCAAACTGGGTATGGATGGAACCCAACCATGTACGTAGAAGACTCTGCTACTTTAAGCATGGTCGGTCTTTTTTTAGGAAATAATGTACGTAGCATTGAAGAATTTATCCTACGATCTAGCATAAATATCCATAATGAACAGGAAGAATTATGCCAGCCTTGAGCCAAAATTTAGAATTTGTTGTTAGCACAACCAGCACAGTCAGTATTACCTATCCTAATACTGCTACCAGCATGTTGATTTATAATAGCAACAAAGCTAAAGGCGATGGTTATTACGGATCTAGCGACGGATTACACACTGTCACTTATGAGTTAAATTCCGATTTTGTCGGCACAGTGACCATGCAGGCTACCTTAGCATCTGCTCCTGTAGAGCGAGATTGGTTCAACATAACAGACACTGCGCAGGTATATAGATCCACTGATTATAGATCTACATCTACTATAAATTACTTTAATTTTACAGGCAATTTTGTGTGGGTGCGTAGTCAAGTTAAGATAGCCGACGGCGTAGTGCAGGCCGTTAGCTACAATCACTAAATTTTCATTTGATCAATTTGTAATAAATACTCTATACGGAGAGTATTATGCAAATTCGCGACCTTTTAAACACAGTCAACACCAAATACGTTAAAGAAGAAATTCAAGAAGGCGATATTTTTGAATTAGAATTAGACGATTTGATTATTGAAACTGTAGTAGTTGGTATGAGAGCCGATGGCCCTATTATTGCTCTTGACGAAACTGCCTTATCCTATGTTAGATTAGAAGAAAACGATCATCCTTGGTATCGTGGCAAAACTAAAGTTCCAACTCCCCGGTTTTTTAGTGGGGAATTGTATGTAGAAAATACTCCGCAAGGTGTACTACTACACGGAGTACAGCTAGAAGGTGGCTATAGCGATCAGGACGGAGATACAGGATCAGGACATTTTGATTTTACCTCAAATATATCTACTGGTAAAATCGTTGAAATTGATGCCAGTGAAACAGCAGGAGATCGCGACCAGTACTATAGAGACGATGATGCTATACAAGATATTGTCCAAGAAGTAGTAGAAGATTTTAAATCCAGTTACGGAACTACCTGGGATGAAATCTATGACGAAATAGAAGGCGGTATAACTATTGATGAGGCCAAATATCATGGTCGTACAGTACCCCTGGGTAAACCCATGCACGGTGATGTTAAAAAATCCAAAGTCTATGTAAAAGATCCAGTAACCGGCAATGTTAAAAAAGTCAATTTCGGCGATAAAAAATTAAGTATTAAAAAACATTTGCCCGGACATCGTAAGAGTTTTAGAGCCCGTCATCATTGTGAGAATCCAGGACCACGTACCAAAGCACGTTATTGGTCTTGCAGAGCCTGGTAAGGAAAACCTATGTTATTAAATGAATTTTTTGGTAAAGCTATTGACGCTGGTAAAAAACAAGCGTTGAAAAAAGATGACGACAATAAAATGAATGACGATGTGTTCTGGTTTATACTTGATCACGATCGATTACACAAAGAGTACTTCCATCCGTTAGCTTCCAAAATTAAAAAAGAAAGTGCATCTGGCAAAATAAACAAAGAAAAAACTGTGGCTAATTTTATGCCCATGGTCGAAAAAGGTTGCCTAGAGTATTATCATAAAAACAAAATGAAGGGCAAACCTGCTAAATTGTTTCCCAAAGAAATGAGAGAAGAGTTATGCGAAAAACTTTATGACCATTTTGTTGAAGATATTAACAAAGACAAGTATAAATTAAAAGAAAGTCGCTTAATGGAAGGAGGTAATGTATTTGCCGGAAAAACCACTGCCATTAAAAAAGAAAATATTAAATCTACACTAGATACTTACTTTTCAGAATTAAAAAGCCTGTTCCCAAACAAGGCCAGCATATTTGATGAGACCCATTTTCATCCACTAGGCTCTACCTATAAGAAAGACGAATCAAACGACATCGACCTAGGAGTAAGTGCTCTTGATATTCTTGACAAAGAAATGAGCGACGAGTCGATTAGCAGTTGGGGTATTGATCCTGCCAAAGTTGCTAAAGAATTTGATCAGTTACAAAAACGTGCCAGGACCAGTACCCCTGAACAGTTAAGGATGAAGGCATTTTTAAAATTGTTAACCTTGCATATTAACGAAAATGCGCCTACATTGTACACAGACGAAAAGAAAGTTACAGATGGCAACATCTTTGGCCTATTTCCGCAGATTGACACAGAAGGTAAACATGTTGGAAGTGGAGTACAGATTGACTGGATGATAGGAAATCTCAAATGGTTAAAATTCAGCTACCATTCGGCTCCATATCCTAAAGGGTCCAATGTTAAAGGTCTGCACAGAACACAGTTGATGTTGAGTGCATTCCAGGTGGCCGGCTTATCATTTAATCACGTCACCGGAGTTAAAGACAAAGACACCGGCAAGGTAATTGCACACGATCCAGATCAGGCCTTGACTATACTGGGACAACGATTAGGATTTAAAATCAGTCAGGCAGATGCCGAAGACTACTATAGACTACATGCTCTGTTAAAAGAGAAAATGAAGCCTGCTGATTACAACACTCTCTTGAATGTCTATTTTAAGATATTAGACAGCACTCGCGCAGATATTCCAGACGACATGCAAGACGAGTGGCGTCAACGTAAAGATTTATTAGGTCTAACGGGTAAGTTTTTACCCGATAACTCGGCATTGAAGGTACTGCAATGAGCGGAGTAGCAGGCGCCGATCGTGTTAAAAGTCGACAGGACTTTAAACAGTTTCTGGCCTCTTATCAACAATTAATTTCTAAGTTCCCTGGTTTTATCAGCCTGCAACCTTCGGGCAGTTATAACTCAAATCCAGATAAGATGGACTTTGGAGATATCGATCTTATCGTGCATATACAAAGTACTAAAGATAAAGCCGCTGTTAAAAAAGAGTTACAGGCATTTTTCCACAATCATCCAGATACAGTTATTGTGCCATTCAGCAGTGAGAAGCATGCAGGCAAGCGTAGTTACAATGCAGGTGAATTAGTATCAGTTAGATATCACGATGATACGCTAGGTTATTCTGCACAGATTGACAACATTGTGGCATTAGATCAAACTGAAGCCAGTTTTAAACAAGAGTTTTTAGACTTACCTGCTGAAAAGCAAGGATTGATTTTAGGCCTGGTTAAAATTGCGGCTATAGAAACTCAACCACAGGTATTGTTCAAACGGCTTGGTATAACTGCTCGAGACAATTTAGAACCTAACCAAGAGTATGAATTTAATCTCAGCAGTGTAGAACTACAACTAAGACTAGTAACCTATGAACCAGGTACTTATAAACAGTCTGATCGCCAGGTGTTATGGACTTCAAGAAGTTTTGATGACTTAAAGAAATTATTGTATCAGTACAAATTAGATGCAGACTTTGATAGCTTATTATTGCAGGCTAAACAGACAATTAAAAATCCGCGTAGCAATGCTCGTATGGAAGGAGTATTCAGCAGTATGATCACAGTTAAATCAGGCGAGGTCGGTACTGCCAAGGGTGCAGGTAAAGAAGCCGCATTGGCCAAAATACAACAGACATTTAAAGAACATCGATCATTGTTTCGATCATTACTCGAGGCCGATACTGCTCGCAGGGTAGTATTTGCATTCGTGAGATTTCAACCTCCTACTATAGGGCATGAACTACTGATCAATACAGTCAAAAAAACTGCCGAGCAATATCAATGCCCTTATGTTATATATGTGAGTAGAAAACAAGATCACAAAGAAAATCCACTAGGTGTAGAGACCAAGATTCAATATCTTAACATGATGTTTCCCGGTACAAACTTTGTGGCCGCGGGACCTACTACACGAACTCCAATAGAAGCCGCTGTTGAACTAAATCAAAAATATACAGATCTTATTCTGGTAGCGGGCAGTGATCGTGAATCAATGTTTAATTTGTTACAAGATTACAACCATAAAAACTACGAATACAATTCAATAGAGTTTGTCAGTGCAGGCGAGCGTGATCCAGATAGTCCAGGAGTTGCCGGTATTAGTGGAACTAAAATGCGTGAAGCCGCAGTAGCAAATGATTTTGCCACATTCCAAAAAGGACTTCCCAATTCTATCAGCGCAGAAGGTGCCCAGCAACTGATGTCGGCTGTTGCGGCCGGGTTACAAAAACCAGCTCGTGCTAAGAAAGGTGTGGCGGAGAGTTTAAGTCCGGGCGAATATCATGTATGGACCGTGCATTTTGACGATGGAGGGAAAGGTAATATACGTGTGCCAAGCGACGAAGTTAGTGGTGATTCGATCAAAAGATTTTATAACAAGCAAGGTAAAAATGTAGTACATATTGATTATGATTGGGGTGTTTATAGTAATGACTCTCCATGGACTCCAAAAAAATTAATGCATGAGCCGGGAGGTATTGAAGTCGATCCCTTAGAAGGTGTGGCGGAAGGCAAAGTTATTAATACCTATCTTTGGCATGGGTCAAGACAAAAGATTCCTATGCTAGAGCCAAGACAATCGGTAGATACAGGTGGTGCGACTGGTAGTAATCAAAATGCTATCTATGCTACCAGTGATCCTAAAGTGGCAATAGCAATGGGTCTAACTACTGCTGGGTCAGATACAGGTATGTTCCCCAATGATCCACAAATGGTTTTGTTCAGTGGCAAGATTAGAAAAGGTGAATATGTGTATCTACATAAATTACCATTCAATGGCCCAGATGGAAAACCGCAGTTTGTTCAAGGTGGCAATAGCAGAGAGTTTCATTCTATTCCTGGAGTAGAAGGCATCAAACCCATTGAGATAAAAGAAATTCCAGTAAACAAATATTTGAATTTAATCAGAAAAGCAACGCCAGCAGACTTAAAATTGCGTAAGAAGTATATGAAGAAGCAAGGTGTGGCGGAGGCAACACCAAAAAAACTCAAGACAGGACCGGCCGCACATTTTACTCCTAAAGATAAACATGTTAAAGTAGGGCAGTTTGTAGGCGGTATGGAAGAAAGTAAAAGTGTTAATTGCATCCCATTAAGCGAGCATGTCGAAAATATCATGGGCGCACTTATCAATAAGATCATAGTAAATGAAGCAATACAGAATAACCGCAAATGATATCGTGCCAAGTAGCGACGACGATTGTTATCTTGCCCCAGAAGATCCTATACATGAACTAAAAGCCGCGGCTATGATGGGCGGGCTAGGAGCGGCTGAAAGACTAGCAGATTATAGAGCTACACTAAGGCAACCTGTAGTAGGCAGTAATAAAGGTCAACTACAGCGTGAACAAGGCATTAAATCAGGGACCGAAGAATGGTTTCAACTTTGGTTTGGGAAGAATAAATAATATATCATATTGGGATTACAAATGGAACAATTACAACAGTTTGCTAAAATTGCTTTTGCCAGCACCTATAGTTTTGCACTAAAGGCGCAGAATTTCCATTGGAACGTAGAAGGATCAGATTTTTTAGAACATCATCAATTGTTTGAAATCATCTATAACGAAGTGTATGGTGTAGTCGATGATTTTGCAGAAAACATTCGTAAACTAGAAACTTATACTCCTGCAAGTTTAAGTCGTTTCAACATGCTGTCCAAGATTGAAGATGAGACACAAATCTTACTTCCCCAAGAAATGTTAAGAGAACTATTAATGGACAATGAAAAAATGATCATTATCCTAAAGAAAACATACGATGCGGCCGAAGCCGCTGGCAAGCACGGGTTTAGTAATTTCCTAGCAGAGCGTATGGACAATCACGAAAAACATGGTTGGTTCCTACGTGCTAGCCTAAAGGGTAACTAATGAGAGCTCGAGAATTTATTCTAGAATCAGATGGTAAAATGCCTGATCATTTAAATCAGGCACATCAAGGTTCCGTGCGAATGCGAGACATCGGCGGATACGATCGTACCTATCATTTGAACAGAATCTGGATGGCCACTGCCATGGCCGATGGAACAAGTAAAAAGGCTGTGGACATGGACAGTGCCAGCTTTGTGGAAAAATATAACGTAGCATTTCCCTATACTGATATCGAACACATGATGGTCATGCAGGCTATTGCTACTATTCCAACTGACAGCAAAGAATTGGCCAAACGCGGAAAAAGCGAGGAGCCTAAAGATACATATACAGTTAGCCCTGTAGCAAATTGGATGAAAAAACATGACTAATGAATTTAAGAAAATTTCCAAGAAAGATGAAACTAGATATGTCTTAGAAGACGCATCTTCAACTACCAGCGCATCTGTTGCATCAACGGATACTCCGTTGGGCGGAATGCAGAGGCGAACATCGGACAATATCTTAGCACAGGAAGCAGACAAAAAGAAAGTACCTGCTACTAAGCCAAGAAACTTTGTTGCTAAGAATGCCAAGATGGGTGGCGCTGGTCAGCACAAAGATAAAAAGAAAGCCCAAAAACAGGGCGATGTAAAACATAAGAAACCCCTAGCAGAGAATGTGGACAATTTAGAAATTGCTCTACAACAGGCTCGTCAGATTACCAAGATGATCAAATATGACGACACTGTCACTGACATCGTTGTAAAGATACAAGCATTGGCTGAAAAATTTAATGTCGATGCTAACGACATTAAGTATGCCATCGACGATGTATACGAAGCCAAACAAAAATTAGAATCAGTTGTTTACGGACTTGATGAAATTTTTGAAGATGCATTAAGAAATGCTCAGTATGCGGCAGACGACGAAGCAAACTTTAATGAAGATTGGGGCAAAGGCGGATATGATACATACTCTGCTGGAAACCACGGACGTGGTGTTGCCGAAGAAGATGATGTCCAACAAGAGCTGGGCATGGCAGGTAGCGAGTTGTATGGCATTGCTAAACATGCAAAAGAATTATTGGCTTTAATAAAACAGCACGGGCAACAGCAAGGGTTAGAAGCATGGCAACAGAGTAAAATTACCAAAGCCGCAGACTATCTAAATGCTGTACTACAAAGTCTGGACTACGATACCCACGGTGATGAGCAAGATGTGGCGGAGGAGTGGAGCAAAAAGTATAAGAGTTCAATCAATTGTAGTCATCCCAAAGGTTTTAGTCAAAAGGCACATTGTGCTGGCAAGAAGAAGCACAATGAAAGCATGATGACAATGGAAATGGTTTGCGAAGATTGCGGCATGTGCCAAACACACGGCAACCTCAACGAGATCAAGAAGGGTCAAAAGGATGCTAATGGCTTTACTCGATGCTGGCCTGGCAAACACGCTGTAGGTACTAAGAAGGGCAAGAATGGCGGACAGGTTCGAGCCTGTGAGCCTAATGAAAGCGCAGATCCATACTTTGAATCATTAAGTAATAGCTTGGCAGAAAAACTTGATCCTAATGCACCAGTCGATGATTGGATACAAGATTTTCAAAAAGCTGATCCAAACAAATATCATCAGTTTAAAAATAAAACACCAGAAAAAAAAACACAAATGGCTGTGGCCGCCAGCTACGGTGCTAAAAATCCCAGCAAGAAAAAATGAAACTAAGAGAGTTTGAGAAAAGTGATTATGAAATACATAATCGTCCTAAGTTGGATCGCATCCTTCTCGAACTTTGCCATCAAGTAATTAAAGGAAAACAAGATGATCCGATAAAATACGGGATGGTTGCGGCCTGTGTCTTAGACCCCAAAAACCGCAAAGTCCTCAGTCTTAACGAGGCGGCCGAGGACGGAACTAGACGCCACGCAGAAAGAGTTGCAATAGATAGGTACATCGAGCGATACGGTGACATACCTGAAGGCAGTATCATTTTGACTACGCTAAGTCCTTGCAACGAGAATGGCACAGAAATGGCCGCGGGAAGATACGGCGAAAGTTGTACTGATTTAATAAACGCCAGCACCGTACGAAAGGTGTATTGTGGATATACAGATCCAAGCCAAAGCAATGATCATGCTAGATACACGTTAGAAGAAACTGGCAATCAAAAAATACAAGACCTCTGCAAAAAATTTGCTGATACCTTTTTGGACAAATTAGATTGACCTAAATATTTCTAGAGTGTATACTAGTACATTAGGAGATATAACATGGGTAAAGCATTTGGTGCGCCTGAGCAGGCCAAAATCAAACAGATCATTGCAGAAGGTTGTACCGTTATGCAAGAGATCCAAGACCTCACCGAAGGTCTAAACGAAACAATCAAAGCAGTAGCAGAAGAACTAGAAGTTAAACCTAGCGTAATTCGCAAGGCAATTAAAATTGCACAAAAAGATACATGGGATCAAGTGTTCCGCGAATTTGACGATCTTGAAACTATTGTGGATATCAGCGGTCACGCAAATCGTCGTGAAGATTAATGAATAACATACTTGTTGGCATCGTCGATTGGATAAAAGATGACTATAAAACTTCGCCTCGTCGCTTTTTCTTGGAAGTTGTGGCTTGGGCAATATCTATCGGATGCTCGATTGTTATGGCGGTCACTGTACCTGATCCGCCTTTACTTGTACTTTATCCTATTTGGATCGTTGGTTGTACTATCTATGCTTGGTGCGCTTATACTAGGCAATCATTTGGCATGCTGGCTAACTATGCCCTGATTGTATGCATAGATTCTGTTGGCCTAGTGCGTATGTTGGCTAAATATTTTTGAGAACAGTTGGGTCAGCTATAAATGACCAAGCAGGTATTTGTCTGCCAGAAAAGACAAGGAGAAAAATATGAGTTATGTTGATGCGATCTGGGATCGCGAAAAAGATATCGTTCGTGTGGTTGAACGAGATTCAAAAAAGGGCAGGACCTATTACGACTATCCTGCCAAGTATTTGTTTTACTATCCTGATCAAAAAGGAAAATACAAATCAATCTTTGGACAAAATCTTAGCAAAGTCACTGCTAAGAATTGGAAAGAGTTTGCCAAAGAACAAAAAATTCACAGCAGTCACAAATTATATGAAAGTGACATCAACCCTGTGTTTAGATGCTTAGAAGAAAATTATCTAGGCAAAGAACCCCCAAAACTTAATGTAGCCTTTTTCGATATTGAGGTGGACTTCGATCCAGAACGTGGATATGCAAGTCCGGATGATGCGTTCATGCCAATTACTGCTATTGCAATTCATTTGCAGTGGTTAGATACACTGTTATGCTTGGCTGTTCCGCCTAAAACATTGACCATGGAACAGGCCACTGATCAGGTCAAAGAATTTCCCAATACTATTCTGTTTGAAACTGAGCACGAAATGCTAGATGCGTTTCTTGATCTTATACAAGATGCAGATGTACTAAGTGGTTGGAATTCAGAGGGCTTTGATATTCCATATACTGTTAATCGTGTTATTAAAGTATTGAGCAAAGAAGATACTCGCAGATTCTGTTTGTGGGATCAACTGCCCAAGAAAAGAGAATATGAAAAATACGGCAAGGCCGCTGTTACTTACGATCTTATTGGTAGGGTACACCTTGACAGTCTTGAACTTTACAGGAAATACACTTATGAAGAAAGACACACCTATAGATTGGATGCAATCGGGGAAATGGAAGTTGGAGAAAGTAAAACAGTCTACGAAGGAACTTTGGACCAACTCTACAACAATGACTTCCGAAAGTTTATCGAATACAACAGACAAGACTGTGCGCTCCTTGACAAGCTCGACAAGAAGCTCAAGTTCTTGGATCTAGCCAACACTATCGCCCATGAGAATACTGTATTGTTACAGACCACTATGGGCGCCGTGGCAGTTACAGAACAGGCTATCGTTAATGAAGCCCACCATCGAGGATTAATAGTTCCCAGTCGACCTAAGCGTGACGACGATATTAGCAATCAGGCCGCGGGTGCTTATGTTGCATATCCTAAAAAAGGACTACACGAATGGATTGGGTCAATGGACATTAACAGTCTTTATCCTTCTGTGATTAGAGCATTAAACATGGGACCGGAGACTATCGTTGGACAATTACGTCAAGATTACACCAAAACTGAGATCGAAGAAAAGATTGCCAAAGGATCTAGTTTTGCGGCGGCATGGGAAGGTAAATTTGGTAGCAATGAATACGAACTGGTAATGTCACAAGATCGAGCCCATGAAATTATCATCGACTGGGAAAACGGTGAAACTGACATCATGAGTGGTGCTCAAATTTATGAGATGATTTACGAAAGTAACCGTCCGTGGATGTTGAGTGCAAATGGAACAATCTTTACACACGATGTAGAGGGTGTTATTCCTGGACTGTTAAAACGTTGGTATGCTGAACGTAAAGAGATGCAGGCCAAATTAAAAGATGCAATTAAAGCGGAGAATAAAATTGAAGAAGAATACTG